TCTAAACTTGTCTGCTCAAACTAATGAAGGGTATGTAAATGTTCCTGTTTTATGGCAATCCCCCGAAAGGGCGTTCCAAGTAAAGAACGCTAAAGACTTGCGCGACGATGCCGGAGCATTAAAGCTGCCGTTAATCAGTATCGAAAGAACCAACATCACAAAGGATCCAGCCAAGAAAGGATCGTTCCAGGCACACCTGTATTCATCAGAAAAGAATGGACGACCCGGCAGAATAGTGATTGCAAAAAGAATTGTTGCAGATAAGACCAGAAACTTCGCCGTGGCTTCAGGAACACGAACCAACAGTGGAGGCACTAAACAAAGATATTTTCCTCGAAAGAATCATAAGATAGTCGTTCAGACAGTGTCGATTCCTATTCCCGTATACGTAGAATTAGAATACAAGATCACGATTAAGACTGAATACCAGCAGCAAATCAACCAATTGACGACTCCCTTCATTACACGCACCGGTCAGATAAACGCATTTACAATGAAAAGAAATGGTCACGCCTATGAGGGGTTTGTACAGCAAGGCTTTTCTCAAACGAACAACGCCGCCTCATTGGGAGAAGATTCCAGGCTCTATAGCACTGAAATTAGCGTTAACGTATTAGGATACTTGATAGGTGATGGTGACAATCCAGATACACCAATTGCAACTATAGAAGAAAATCTTGTGGAATATCAGTTCCCCAGTGAGTCTGTAGTACCACCCGGAAATTTCAATTTGTGGGAAGATTAAGCACTTCAGGAACTGAAAAGCGTTTTTATTAAAAGTAGTGTATCCTTTCGACAAGCAAAATACTATTTAATTTATGATTGAGACATCAATTCAAAGATTATTCTAAAGAGGGGCAATAATATGTCAGTTAAAAGTTTTAAGTTTGTATCTCCCGGAGTGTTTATCAACGAGATTGATAATTCATTCATTCCTAAGTCAGCAAATGCAATAGGGCCGGTCGTCGTTGGACGTGCTACCCGTGGTCTAGCGATGACTCCCGTAAAGGTTGAGTCATATTCACAATTCGTAGAGATGTTTGGTTCTACTGTTCCAGGTAATGGCGGTGGAGACATCTACAGAGATGGAAACTACCAGTCTCCGATGTACGGAACCTACGCAGCAAAAGCGTTCCTGAACGCAAATGTCGCACCCCTCACGTTTGTGCGTTTGCTCGGTGAGCAGCACAGTAGCTATACTGTTGGCTCCGGCGAGAACGGTTGGAAGACAACTAAGAACCTAGCAACAACCCTTAAAGAAAACGGTGGAGCTTACGGTCTGTGGATTTTCCCGTCTTCTAGTGCACTTAGAACTGTTGGCTCGTTAGGGACTGCAAGCTTGGCGGCTGTTTTGTATGCAAACTCTTCAAGTGCTTTCAGGCTCTCCGGAGCCCTTGGAGGCACTACCAGTACGGCATACACAAATACTACAGCTGCTCTTGGTGCGGTTATCAAATCAGATAGCAACAACTTGTTTACTGTTGAGATCTCTAGCATAACAGGATCCTCTACTGTTGTTGAGAAGATTAAGTTCGGGTTTGATGATACGCAAGACAATTTCATTAGAAAGGTGTTCAACACCAACCCACAGCTTTCAACTACACCTGGGTCATTCTACCCCGCGAATTCTTATAAACCATATTGGTTGGGTGAGACGTTTGAACAGGAACTTCGTGATGGAATCAGCGTCCACGCTGAAGGTAGCGTTGCAATGGCTGCAGTCGCCACGGGATCCTCAGCAGACATAGATACTGATTCAACCGGTTCAGTTTTAACAATTGTTGATCACTTGGGTACCTCAAAGACTTATACCTTTGTGTCTGGTGCAAGCGGTGCTACTGACTCCTTACCAGCGATCGGTGCACTGCCGGCGACCACAGCTACTGGACCAAAGATCAGTGCCACAGGATCAGCAATTGGTCTCGCTGGAAGGTTGGTTGCAGCAATTAATGGCTCAACCGGTCACAACGGAACCATTAAGGCGATCCAAGAACTTGGTACTGTACGCTTGATGCAAAACAAGGCTGGTGTCGCTGGTAATACAACCATAACTGAAACCGCCGCTGCAGGCGTAAGTGATGATTGTGTCGGCACGGTGACTAGTTTTGCCGGTGGAACAGGAGTCCCGCTTGTCGGTGGTGGCACCAATGTAATTGGTGCAGCATCTTATGGTGTTCTACTTCCAATTGCAAATACAGCGGCCACTGGTCCACACAACATGGAAGGTGTCGACCCGCGCCCAGAAGCGAAAGCCGGCTGGTTTATCGGACAGCATGAAGGCGCACCCGGAGACTATTACCCTCCAGCGTCACAGAAGCTCTTCAGATTGAAAGGTCGAGGACACGGCGAGTGGCTTCAGAGAAACGTTAAAGTTTCTATTGAAAAGATCCGTCAGTCTAATACAAAGACGAATCCTTATGGAACGTTCTCAGTTGTCCTTCGCTCTCTGAAAGATACTGATTCTAAAGTTCAGGTGCTTGAGCGATTTGATAACCTTAATTTGAACCCATCCTCACCGGATTACATTGCTCGCAAAATCGGTGACAAATATGCTGAGTGGGATTCAACTAATAGACGCCTTAAGACATATGGAGAATACGACAACTTGTCTAAGTTTGTCTATGTCGAGATGAACGATGCGGTTGACGGCGGAGCAAGCGGACTTGAAGCGCTGCTTCCGTTCGGTTACTTCGGACCTCCTAAATTTAAGGATACTACGTGGACCGGTCTCCCGGCTACTAACACGTTCTTGACTGGTGCAAGTGGAAAGATTAATGGCGTATATGGAATGGGCACTAAAAACCTGACAGGTTCTGGTATCATTCCAAGCGACATAGATGATTATGCCTTCATTCAGGGTCATTTCAAATTCCCGGTAAACAGACTGCGTCTCTCCGCATCTGATGGCGGTCTAGCAGATCAAACAAATGCGTACTTTGGATTCTCGACCACAAGAACAAGTGATTCAACAATTCCTGACGCTAGCGTTGCTAGCTTCCATAGAATGTTGTACGCAGCCGCTTCTGACAATCCAGTTGGAGGGGCTACCGGTCTTGACGGGTTCTCTTACGTCTTCTCGCTTGACGACGTTCGACTCTCTAGCACCAGCACAATGTACTACAACTCTGGCTCACGCAAGTCTGGGCTTAGTGTAACAAGTGCGTCATACACTGACCTTCTTATCAAGGGATATGACAGATTCACTGCACCATTCTGGGGCGGATTCGATGGATTTGATATTACAAAACCAGATCCAGTTTATAACGCAGGTATGACTGCTGGAACTAGTACAGAACTTAACAGTTACATCTACAATACTTGGAAGCGCGCAATCGATACGGTTGCAGATCCTGAAGCAATAGACATGAATATGTTGACTGCTCCGGGCTTGACTTTCGATGGTCTGACCGGTCATATGATTAATGTTTGTGAGGAAAGAGCAGATGCATTAGCACTAATCGACCTTAAGAACGTCTACACACCAGCACACGAGTCTTACCAAAGCAGTAAGAAGGACCGAGTTGGTTCCGGCGCCCAAAGCGCAGCTAACAACTTGAAAGACAGACAACTTGATTCATCTTACGGTGCTACATTCTACCCATGGGTGCAGACAAGAGATGAACAAACTGGTCGCATGCTTTGGATTCCACCATCTGTTGCGATGGCAGGTGTCCTTGGTAGCTCTCAGGCTAAGTCTGATGTGTGGTTCGCTCCTGCGGGATTCAACCGCGGCGGACTTTCCGATGGCGCGGCTGGCATCCCAGTTACTGGAATCACCGAGAGATTAACATCTAAGGATCGCGATACTCTCTATGAAGCTAGAATCAACCCAATCGCCTCGTTCCCATCAAGTGGTATCGTGGTGTTCGGACAGAAGACCCTCCAAGAGAGAGCCTCGGCCCTCGACAGAATCAATGTCAGACGACTTGTCATCTACTTGAAGAAGCAGATTTCGGTCCTGTCAACTCAAGTTCTCTTCGAACAGAATGTTCAAGCGACTTGGAACCGATTCAAAGCACTTATCGAACCATTCCTCGCGAATGTTAAGGTTCAGTTTGGTATCACTGATTACAAGCTGATTCTCGATGAGAGTACAACAACCCCGGACTTAATCGATCAGAACATCATGTATGCCAAGATCATGATTAAGCCAGCACGTGCTATCGAGTACATTGCCATCGACTTCGTGGTCGCATCAACTGGTGCGTCATTCGATGACTAAAACTAAAGTTGGGGGAAAACTCCCCCACAACACTATTTAAAGTAGAATATCAACAGGAGTAATTAACTATGCCATTCTGGTCAACAAATTTCGGTGAGGATGTAACCCTTAACGATCCAAAGAGAAAATTTAGATTTACAGTAGAGTTTCAGGGTGTTGCAGCAGCCATTGGCGGCGCCGTCCTGTGGTACGCGAAGACAGTCACAAAGCCATCTTTTCAGATTGCAGCGGCTGAACACAAGTACCTGAACCATACTTTCTACTATCCCGGTTCAGTCACGTGGCAAGACGTTTCAGTTACTCTAGTTGATCCTGTTGATCCAGATATGACTGCAACTCTTTCCGATATTGTGGTATCATCAGGTTATTCTCCACCCGCTGACACTAATTCACTTACAACTATGTCTAAAGCAAAAGCCGCAGGTGCCCTTGGAACAGTCATTATTACTCAGATTGATGCCGAAGGTAAACCACTTG